GATGCTTGAACATAGCCATTCGCCCATGTGTTCGTAGAGAACGATCCGCCGTTGCCCCTCTCCGTGCATATCCTCCATGGTGGTTATAAACCATACGTCTAAGCCTTCAAGCTCGCGTGCTTCTACCACCACACCAAACTCAGCTAACGCGTAGTCCAGATATGCGCGGGTTAGAGGCAACGCGTGTTTTAGTTTTGGCTTGGGCGCGACAAATTCCAGCCCACGCGTTGCCTGAGCTTGGCGAGCCCGAACCCAATCAGGAACGGGCTCGTCAGGCGGGTACATTAGCCATGCTGGGTTAGCGCCTAGCAATGGCATCGTGCTATCCTTGCCAGCCTCCGCCAGACCTCGCTGCCAATGGGAACGTTGGTGCTGACTGTCTCGCCTGTCTCTAGGTCAATAACCACCCTAACGGGCTTGCCTGTCCTGACAACTTTGAGCGAACCAATTGCTTCAACCATGGTTGGCCCAAACAGGCGCGTCTTTACGCGTAACGTGTTATCCATAAATCACCTTTGCCTTTCCATATGCAAACGTTCGCCAATGCCGCGATATTCGTTATAAATATCGCGAACCGTATTTAGGTATCCTTCCCATACCAACCTATCATGTTGGTATGGCGCGCCGGTCATCGCTGTTTGGTAGTCCCGCCCATGTGGCGCGGCTCTGCCAAGCGCTTGGATCAATGCCTCAGCCGCTCCCGACACGTCGAAAGCTTGTTTGATCAGTTCCTCGCGTGCTGTGCCATTTATGTTTACGTATGGTCCTTTCATATGCGTTGCCATTGTCTTACCTTTCATCGTTTACAAAGTGACGAACGAGTTCGTCATAAAACCACCCGGCCATCCCGTCTCGGTTAACTTGTCGGGCAAGAATGGATGGCGTGAACGGCGAGGCGCACAGAGCGGCATAGAGATTTGTCCATTGCCCGCCGTGATACTCTGAGGCAAACCAATAGATTGCCTCCTCATAATCGAATTCATCTGATGTCGCGTCAACTGCGATGGCATCGCAGAACGTAACCATTTCGTCTCGCGTTGCGTCCATTACCTTTGTCATGTGCTTTCCTCGGTTTTCCTGTCAAACGCCCATGTGTTCGTACGCGTTCATGGGCTGGTTTATATACTAGGCGTCGGGTTACATCTTGTCAACTAGGCTAACCCTGTTTTTCTTTCTGTCAACGCGTTGGCTCAATCCCATGCCGTCACGGCAAGCGCGGCAAAGCATAGGACCACAAAGGCCACTGCGATCAGGTCAAACCTGATGGTTTCTCCGCTATAGAACCGTGTTCATACGCGTTTTTCGGACTAGGGTGATATCCCCTAGCCAAAAATCACTAAGGCCATAGGACGGGCTCGCCTATGGCCTTAGAAACGATATCGCCTATATGGTGTATAGGCTAAGCTTCTCGCCGAATGGTGGATTGAGCCTATCAGTGTCTTTCTGGCTGGCAGTGATTGCCCATAGGACGGGAAAGCTAGGCTCGTTTCCCCAATGCCCGCCGCATTCGCCGTCCGTCACGAAAACAGCGAAGGCAAATTCCTGTTCGCTGGCATAGGCCATTGCACTGCGAAAATCCGTGCCACCACCAGTGAATTTCCTAAGCTCTATCGTGTCGCCGATTTCATAGCGTTCGATTAGCTTGATATCCGTATCAACGTATATGACTTCGATTGCGTCAACAGCCTTGTCGTCTAATGCTGCCTGAGCTTCTGCTACTGCCTGAACGTTTTTCTCCCAATCCATGGAACCTGATACGTCAATCAGCCATGCACCAACGCTAGGGCGGATTACTTTTTGGCCCGGTAAGACTTGGCCACGGCCTAAAGCACGGCGAGACATCTTAGCCCATGATGATTGAGTGGAACCAAGCCTGTCTATGAAAGCGCGCAATGGCTGTCTCCAATCAATCAGGCTTGTTCCAAACAAATGATCGGAAACTTGAACCAGATCAGACGGTACTTTTCCGCCGGCCATCATGCCGGCTTTTCTTGCCGCTCCCAAGGCTTGGCTAACTTGTGTTTTCCATTTCTGGTCAAGCTCAGCCATTGCTTCACTGTCCAACGGCTCGCCTGTTTCATCGTCCGTAGGGTGGAGCATATTGCCGCCAATACCGGGCTTGTGCGGCAAGTCAGGCTCAGAGCCTTGGCCTTGGCCTTGGCCTTGGCCTTGGCCTTGGCCTTGTTCCTGTTCAGCCTCAGCCTTGGCCTGTTCGTTTTCGCGCGACACGACATTATAAATTTGCTCTGCATTCATGCCAGCAAAGCGCGTGTCATAAAGACAGCCTTCCGGCAGTGTCAAACCAGCCTGAATTAAATCTGCGTTCAGTTCATAGTCGGCCGCTATGTTCCATGTTTCCGTGTCGCGATTGCCTTGCCTAGCAAAGTGACGCAAGGCGCAATGGCTTATCTCATGAGCCAAAACGCCCATACATTCAGCCTCGCTAAGCGACATCACAAAGTCAGGATTATAGAAAACGTGTTTCTGATCAGTTGCCATTGTCGGATTATCGTCAACGCGTTCTGTGATATCTAGGCTGAGCCCTAGCGAGCCATAGAATTGCGTTGCGCGATTGGTGAATAACTTTGTGCGAACGCGTTCCATACGTTCGGACGCGTCCGTAACATGTTCCCATTGTGTGAATTGGCTTGCCATTGTCGTGTTTCCTCTTGTTTCCGGTTAAGTGGAAATCTTGTAAGCGATATATTCGGGCGTTTCAGCGAAGGCTGAAATACCAGTAGCAGGATCAATCATGCGAGCCGTGGCATTTGACCAGAATGAAGCTTGATAAGCTGGGCTAAGCCTTTTGATGTAGACTGCGATTGACGAAAGGTTAGCCAGTGTCAGCCTTCCCGCAAGCGCGACCACAAGCGCGAAATTGGTTCCGGGCTCGCGGACAATTGGACCGTTGGCAGGGTCGGCCAATATGGCTTGCAAGTCAGGCAGCAAACGATAAGTGGCCAAAAAGTTCATGAACTTTTCAGCGCATTTGTCGCCTGTATTTCCCGCCACCATCATTTGCAAGTCAGTGTCATTCAGGCCAGCTTTCAGATACTTATTGATCCTTGCCACTGAACGCGAGGAACGGAAAGCGATTGCGTCACTGCCGGCCATGGGAGGATCATACAACGCCAGCGACACGGGCTTATTGTCGTGTTCTAGCATCCTGACTTCGTTGTCTATGAATGCAATCAGTTCAGGCTCGCAATTGTTTGCAGCCCATGCCTTCCAGCTATCAATGTCTACACCAGCCACGAAAACGGCCATACGGTTAGCAGTGGCACGATTGAACGTTTGGGCGTTGCCGCGATCCTCCTTACGATTGCCAGTGGCCACAATGCGGACATTTGCCGGCAGTTTATAACCGGGCAATTCCCTTTCAAGGATTAGCTGATTGAATGCGGCCTGAACGCCAAGTGACGCGTCAGACAACTCATCTAGCAAGAGAATAATGATATCCCACTGCAATGCCTCTTGCGCGCTAGGCAACCATTCTTGAAGGCACATAACCACCATTCTAGTGGCCAAGTCAGGCATAGGAACGGCAATGTCAGTCGGTTCCATTTGGCTCGCGCGCTTGTCAATCACAAGCACATTAAGCTTCCGGCCTTGCCATACACCATTGCGTAAACGTTCAGCGCATTGTCTCACGACATCCGTTTTGCCCACGCCCACGGGACCAATAATGATAGTCGGAATATCCAGTTCGATATTGATCATCAAAGCGCGGGCAATCTGAGCCAGTGTCATCGTCTGAACTGCATTAGGTAGAGCGGTCATGTTCGTTTTTCCTCTTTAACTAGCTGCCAAATCAGCTAGGCGATTGCCAGCTAGTTGCCTAGCTGGCAATTGGCCTAACGGACTAAGCCATAAAATCCGCAACGGCCGAAGCAATCTCTTGTGCCTTCGTTGCGACACTCTGCCGAATGTTATCACTCTCGCGCAATTCCTTTGCAGAGAATTGTGTTAGCGCTTGCATATCGTTTGCGAGTGCCGTGATACGCGGATCATTCGTCAGATTGAGCGCGGGCATGATCGAAATAAGATTGGATATCTGGTCAATCATCGTATGGTGAAACGAGCCCTTTTCTTTGCCTGATTTAGTCGGATCATATGCATTCAGGCTTTCGACCACTCTTGCCACACATTCATGAGCGCGCTCAAAAACGTCGCGGATTGCATTTGTGGTCGCGGTAGCAAGGCTAGTCTCAATCTCTTGCCGAATGCGTTGCATGGTATTGTTCGAAACGTTTGCACGGAAATCATCACTGGCCGGAATTGGAAAACGTTTCACGTTCCAATCAAATTTGTTTTTGATCGCTGTGACAGAAGGATAGTCCTGCCGATTGAATAGCTGGCCAAGCGCAATGTGATGCAACGCCATTGCTTCAACGTATTCAGGAAAATTGCGTATCAACGTTTCGACCAAAGGCCAGAAGATTGCCTCTTCGCGCATCATAGCGTCCATATAGGTATCGTGTAACATAGCACCAAGGATGCGCGTTCCATTGTCGAGCCATGGGCTGGTTAAGCGCTTATGCGTCTCGCGAGCCCGTGTTACGCATTGATTGATCAGGATTAGGGTCTGGTTTTCCACCAATAGCTTTTTGGCAACGATGGCGGATTTGTCTTTTGCCCTATTTGTTTCCGTTAACTCTTGGCCACGTGCCTTGTCAATTTTGCGAGCCGTCCAGACTGAGGCATTGAAGCTAACCAACATCGCGACACCGCTCAGATGATTGGTGCCAGCGGGAACGATGGTGGAATGGAGCATTGCGTTCATTGGGATTGATCCTCTGGTGTGAAGGCTAGGGTTAGCGATTGAACCAAACGATAAGCGCGACATAGAGCGGGCTCATGATCGAAGCGAACAGGATAGCGTCCATTTGGTTCTCCATGTCGGGACACAATGTCCCGTGCCAAGAAATGTAGAGCACGCGTTGACGGCAATCAAGCCATGAAAGCGGGAATAGCTGACATATCATCCCAAAAATCAGCCAATAAGGGAATAGCATTCTTTTGCATAAATCATGCCAACAAAGGAATTGACGTAAAATGCCTTCTGACGCCATTGTCAAAAGTTGATATCCTAGGAGCAAAATCAATGGCTTAGCTATAAGCCATTGATTTTATTGGGGAAAAAACCACGTTTCTGTCCTATTAGCAAAGTCAATGGCTTAGAGTATATTTTTAGATAGTCTAGTAACACAATTTCGCCACAATCGCGCAACGCCTAGGGAATGCTCACTTTCGCGTTTTTGTCAGAGTTGCCAATTCGGCCACAATTGCGCGCTGGCATAATGCTCATAAGGAATGCGGTTCTAAAAAGAATGCCTAGAACTAAGGACATTGCCGCGATTGTGGGTTGGCAACTATTGGCGCGCTCTACACTTGGGCTCTACTGAGATATTGGCGGGTATACACTGAAAATGTTGCGGCGCAAAATGCACCCTATTCTTTCACCCGCTCCCCCTATTGTCAAAAACCGGCACTGCGTTTCAGCAGAGCTTTGCCGGTTCTGACAAATAGGGGAATATTCCCCACGAAAAGGCGAGGCAAACTATAGGCTGATATTGTGGTCATGAGCTTTGAAGCGCAGTCGAGGCTGTAGCGCCCTATCAGACAGCCGAGCGCGAATGAGCCCATAATTGCCTAAACGCATTTTGTGGGCTTTACATGCAATGCGTGCTTTACGTGGCGCGGAATTTTATTCTCTGTCAACAATGTAAAGCGAACAATTTTGCTAATTGACAGTGTTGTTATACCTTCACACTACTGTAAACAGGTATATCTTTACTTATCTGTAGCATTTTATTTCTCACATAACGCGTGCGCTACAAAATTGTAGTCAACGCGTTGTATAAGACATATATGTCACCATGTGCATATATGTCACTGAAATAGAATTGCTTGACATGTACCATATACAGGAATGTAATGCTTACACGTATGTAGTGTGTTACATATATGTAACGTTTACAGTAAAGAAACGTGACATATTTGCTCTTTACAGTATAGATTTGTGACAATTTTGAAACATGACGGGGGTAGGGGGGAAAAATTAGCAAAAAATTTCACACCGTCCACGAGGTCTATCTACTCCCGCCTATAGCCCAAATACACTTTACGATCTTGGAAATTTCCGCGCGCATGTTTTTTAGGAGTGATTTACAAATGTGTTAACCGTCACCAGCCTCAATGAAGCTGGGAAGTCATGAAGGCGTTTCGTGGTCACCCGCCCTTGGGGCTTGACTTAGGAAATGCGTGGCCTAGGATAAGGGGAGAGCCCAAGCACGGGCTCGACCGTTGCCCACGGTTCCTTGGGCGGGAGGCCCCGTCAGCTCATCTTGTGGTAAACGAACTTTTGGAAACCGCCAAACTCAGGGAGCCACATTCGGCTCCCTTTTCTTTTACGAAATTGACGAGATATCGAATGGGTCGTCTTCCCACATTTCGGGCGGAACATCCGAGGCTTCGTCAATGACACGAAGCGAAGGTGACGGTAGAACTTGGTTTACGCCTTCGTAAAGCGTTAAATCCAGAACCTCCCCCATTCGCTCTTTTACGATTTCATCAAAGTCTCCGCCCTGTGCGCGGGCTTTCGCTCTTTGTAAAGCGTCCAGAACAGCCCGGTCAGCGGTTATCGTATGTTCGACCACAGAATGCGTGCCATATGTTTTTTGACGGCGACGTTCCAAGAGCCATTTGATGTTGGACGAAACAACGCTTGCTTCCTTGGCATCGTCTTTTCCATAGATAGGGTGGTCAAATATGTTTGGAAGCGCTTCGGCCATCTGGTCATAAAGCCTGTCTTCGGCTTCATTCCGCATGTCGGCGAGTTGGGGGTACTTCTTGGTGTAGGCTGTGAACGTGGTGTAGCTCACGCCACATTCATCACAGGCGACAGTTGGCACTTTACCTTCGCTGATACGGCGAAGAACAGCCATGATGTCAGCGATGATGTCATATGGTACGGTCATAGTGAAAACTCGTCATAGTCGGAGCGCGGTTGTCTACGTTCTTGGTCAGCCTTCCACGCGTCACGTCGCATGACGTTGACGGCGAAGCCTATCATGAACGCGTCAGCACGGTCAGGTGAATGCTCGCCAGTTCGGCTCTTATACATTTCCTTGGCCTCGATCTTTAGCTTTTGCTCGAAGCGGTCATAGCCGTATTGTATGCCGGTCAATTGGATGAAAAACTCTTCATCGTCGTCTATACAGCCGCCATCAATGAGCCAGTCTTTGCCCAAACCCCATATTTCATCACGCTTGCGGTAATACTTTTCTGGCTCAGCCGATATGGCTCCCGGCCAGAACTCGAATACCTTAAGGTGGTAAAGCTCCCTCAGTTGGTCAACTATGCCCTCTCCGCCACCGGGTGCCTCTATGATGATTGCATCGGGGTGGTGTAATTGCACTTCCTTGACGATGACCTTGGCTAGTTGGACTGAGCTTAGGTTTTTGAAAATACGTCGTTTGCGGCTACGGGCGTCTCTGCCTTGACGGTATGCAATAACAATCTCGTCTCCCCCGTAGCGAGCAACATCCACTGACATGACAAGCGCTGCCCCCGGATCAGGGTAAAGGTCGCGTGTTTGGGCAAGTCGAGCCAAGTCCTTACCAATGAACTCGTTAAATGATTGATGCGGAAATTGACCATACACACGAACTCGGGCTTCATCGCTGTCGGCTCCATACATTTCTATGATGTCGTCAAGCGCGTTTTTATTTGTATGGCTGACATCACGGCTATCTACGAATTCAAGGTCATACATGCCTTGGTGCTTGTCGAAGCAATCGGCGAAATCCCCGGTCGGCTGGGTTGGATTTCCGAAGACGAGAAAGAAAACCTCGCCATCAGTCGTCGCGCCAACGGCGGCTTCCCATATCTTCGGGTGGATGCCAGACGCCTCGTCAAACACCATCAACACTGTACTCTCAGCATTGTGGAGCCCTTGGAAGGCTTCCACGTTGTCTTCGCCGACAGTCATTGCTGTCATCATGTAGTTCTTGCGCTCTGCCTCTGGTACGAGCGCAGAACTATACGATGTGGCTTGCCATTGGAACCAACGCTTGAACAGGAATATTTTATGCCACTTAGCGAGTTCGGGCCATGTTTTGTCTTCTAATTGTTTCTGCGTATTCGCTGTGATTACACCACGGGCCATGGCGCGGGTCGCCATCACCCACTGGATTACCCAACTCACAAGGGCAGACTTCCCTACCCCATGGCCAGAGCTTCGTGCACTCCGCCATACGAGTGGTTGGAGCCCTAGTTGTATCCTTCCGTCGTTTTCCTTTACGTGGTTGCCTATCTTTTCCAACAAACGCCTTTGCCATGGTTCTGGTCCTTGTCGGTTCCACAATGGGTTAAACCCGCCGTCAGCCAATATGCGTTCGCCCCATGGGTATGCCGCCATGACAAACCCGTAAGGGTCAGTACGGAACCTTGCCGCAAACTCGGCTAATTGGGCATCAGTCGAGACATTGGAGTTATGGCCAACGCCGGGAGGCGGGGGCGGAGGGGGATTGCTTGAAAAACGTGTTGGCTGTAACATATCCCGAATTTAGCTCACATGTGCCAACGAGGCAACCACATGAGCTTGTTTGGTAGCAGTCACAAAACCACCATCGTCAACCCGCCGCCGAAGCCAACGCCCGCGCCGCCGGCACCAAGGCGTAGCGACAAGCCGACGCAAGCCGAGATCAATTGGGGCTACAAGCGCGCCGCCAATCAGCGTGAGAGCTATACCAAGTCGATGATGGGCGGGAGTGCTACAAGGCCAACCAAGAGTTACGCGGCACAGCTATACGGCACAGGGACCATGTAAATGGCTGACGGTGGCGGCTACCCCAACATCATAAGCCGGCTCAACGATGGCGACCGGCCAAACCCGAAGGATTTGCTTCGCGCATACGAGGAAGCAAAGCAGATACGCGCGCCATACGAACAAGATTGGAAAATGAATGCCGCGTTCTGTTTGCCAAGACACTATTCAAGCTGGGTTAGCGAGGGACCAACTATCAGCGCTCAAAGCCAATCAGGAGTTAAACGATACGCGTATGATGCGACGGCAGCTAGAGCATTACCAAAATGGGCTGCTATTTTACGGCGGCTGGCCACGCCAGACGGACACAAGTGGGCCAAGCTCCAAGCAAGTGATCCCTACCTACGGAAAAGCTATCGAGTAAGAGCATACTTTGAAGCTTTGAATGACACGTTGTTTCAACAGCGCTATGACGAACGCGCGCTGTTCAGCCAGACAGTTGACGAAACGTATTTGGGGCTGGGCGTATATGGCACAGCACCAATACGGATCAAATGGCGGCGCAAGACGCCAACCGACCACCGGGGTGGGCTTGCTTACAAAGCCATGCCATTGAAAGACATGTTTCCGCTGGCCAATGCCGACGGGCGCATTGACACTATGTATGCCAGACTATGGCGTACAGCACCACAGTTCAAACGAGAGTTTCCACAATTCCAGCCGCCGCGTAGCATAGCCGTCGAACTGGCCAAGGCAGTGCCGAGCAATACGCGCTACTTTGAGCTTGTCCATGTGGTTACTCCACGAGACGAGTATCGCTACGATCCCGACAGCATATCTGTAAACAGACACCCGTTTATTGGTTGCTTGCTATCAGTCGAGGACGCGGAATACATCGGGCCAGAAGACGGCTTTGCCAGCTTTCCATATCTGGTTCCACGTACGGCGACGGAGCCGGGAGAACTTTATGG